TTCCTTGTAACCCTTTGTATTCTTGTAATCTTGCTGAGCCGCCAAGCCCAGCTAGATATTGTAATGCCTTTAATTCGTGTGTGGGATCATCAGGAGCAAGATAGCAGTCGTCTGCGCTGTCTTGATTCAAATGCTCTGTTTTGATCTTATACTGTTTCATTTGGTTAAGTTAAATGCTTTTAAATTCTTACGTAATGTGCCTGGACCAACATCTGCTGTGCTGTTTTGTTTGGTAACAATTCCAACACCTGCGGCTTCTTCAGCCGTGGCCATATCTTTCTTTTTAGTTGCTCTTGGTTTGGGTTTACTAAAGTCTTGCATACGTTGAAGTGCTGTGGCCATTAAGTCACGTACTTCTTGATCGCTTAATTCTGGACTCATTGCATCACGCCAAATGTCAAACTTTTCTTGATCGTTCATATTTGGATCAACTAATGCTTGACGCATGGGTGTAGCACGTGGACCTTCTTCTTCTCTACTAGGATCATTGGTATCTTGACGAGCAATGACTTTCATATTTTCTAAACCAAATTGTTTGTATGGTTCAACTCCTGATTTGTCAGGACGTACTAGATACTGGAAAGCGTTCACTTGATCAGCACCAACTACTACAGTTACATCACCGTAGCCCATAGTGGCTAATTTTTTAAGAACTCTGTTTAGGTCAGGCATTTCTTCAGTTGCAGTTCTAAATACTTGTGGATTGTTTGGAAATACTTTATTATAGATTTGAAGTTTTTCTTCTGGACTCAATGGATCGTCTTTACCCATTGTGCGACTGATAACAAAATATGGATCAGATCCTGATTCGTTTGCCTGTGTTAATACACTACTGGCAAGAAACATGTGTCCTTTGTGTCCCATGCCACGGCCCCAACCCACTACTGCACTTTTACTTTCGCCTGTACGGTCTAAATTTTCAAAAAATAATTCTCTTAATCGCATATTAATCTTTCCTTGGCGCCCAGTTGCCTTGATCAATTGTTTTTACAAATTGACCTGGCAAGTCACGTTTAAACTCTCCACCTGGGTGTGCTTGTACATAACCTTCTGGTTTAGTTTGTTTAATGCCACCGTGTGTTCCAGCGTTAAGTGCATTAATTAATTGCATTTTTGCTCGAGTCAAATATTCCACAGCGTCTAGTGTTGGATTAAGACCTGGATGATTTAATATCTTCTCAGCTTTACCACCTGTTGGGAATTGTTGTTTGACCCACTGTTCAAACTTGCTCTTAACACCTTCAATGCGTAAATTTTGATTAAAGAACGTATACAACACATCGCCCGGTTTAGCAAGACCTGGTTGTCCAGCAATAAAGCTATCTATACTTTCAGCGTTTTGTTCTATAAATTGTTCAGCTTGATCCAAGTCACCTTGCTCAAACTGTGGTGCTTCTTGTACATAAGTAGTGCCCTGTACCAGCACTTCGTCTGTTGATAATTCTTCAGCATTTGGATAACGTGATTCACTACCATCGCCTAGTTTGTCATAAAAGCCAGTTGCCGCAACCATGACCTTGGCTGATTTAATCTTAACACCCAAGTCACTGTCTTGAGGAATATGAAATGTTGTTATGTTTGGTGTAAAATCATAAGTTTTTGTTTTGGGATTTAACACGGGCATTGATGAACTGCCGTCTGGTTTTGATCCAGGATAAAATAATAATCCGCCTTCAATAAATCCCTTTTCTGGACTTATGCTTTCAAAGTAACTCCACAAGTTGGCCAATTGATTAGCATAGCCCTGTCGTTGTTTTTCTTTGCCTGGTTCAGCTTTGCCAGTGTTTAAAATAAAATTACTAATGTCTTTAGGACTGGTCATTACAGTACTAACACCGTTAGTAGTTTCTTTTTTGCCACGCTTTAAATAGTCCCACGCATTTTTAGGAATCAACATAAAGCGACCAGCTTCATCACGACCCCAGTATACAACTGGACTGCCATCCCACTTTAATTCTATACTGCCGCCTTGTTGACTCATTTTACGCATACGCTCAACAGCGTGTTGTCCACCAACACTGCCGTTAGTAAACACTAAATCTTCAATGTGTTGATATTTGCGACCTACTGCTGGAGCTGCCGCTTCAAATAGTTCTCTTAATCTCACGACAGCATCCTTTTCATACGACTAAACCATTCGTTAGTTCCTACAGTAGGAGTTGCGGCTTGCCAACTTGCTGAACTACGGGCCTTGTCAAATATTTCATTACGCTTTGCTTCATCAGGAATTGCGTCTAATATGGATTCAACACTGCCTAAACTATCTGCATTAGCACCTTTGCCCAACAAATATTGTGCAATCTCATCCAAATCATCACTTAAAAAGTCTGCTTTCTTGCCTTGCTCATCTCGCTTGTATAGTCCTTCATCTGGACTCCATAATAGACCTTGACTGGATGCAAGACTATTCATCATCATTTGTTTATTGACGCCTTTGTAAGGACTGCCAGCGGGAATTTTATGTCTGTGAAATGCGGCAACTTTTTCTGCCTTGCGTACCACTTTGATATCCACTTGATGAAACTTGCCTTGAAATGGCAATAGTATGTGTACAGTAACACCAGCTTTGTATGTTTTAACACCTTTGGCTGTTAGATAATCGTCAAGTGCTTGTCTAGCGGCTTTGTCTTCGTCAGCAAGTTTTTTCATTTTGGGAATGTCAAAAAACTTTTTAACTAGATCCATGTCGGTCATTACGTCCAAATCACCGCTCATTTTTCCAGGAGTTGGTGTTGCCGCACTGCCAATAACGTGGACTTTTAAACCAGTGCCTTGTAGTAATCTGTCAGTGGCTTGGTCTAGTTCAGGAGCAATGGCTTGATCAAATGGTTCTGACTCTGGCCAAATATTACCGCCTTCTACAAGTATCATTTGTAATTTCCTTCACGCATATTACGCATTTCAGTTTCGTGTATTTTCTTACAAACTTCTTCAATCATCTCCTGTTCTAGAGAATCTCTAAGTTCTCTTAATGGAAATTCTTTTTGGTATATGCCGTATGCTTTTTCTACTACTGGTTTAAAAACTCTATGACTGAAATTGTTGCCCTGATCAAAGTTCTTTTTACATAAACGTATTACAGGGAAAAAGTTCTTACGATAAAAGTCATCGTTGTTGTGCATAAAATAGATAAGGTCTTCTGCTAGGTCAAATGTTAGTTCATCATCAACACTGCTGGTATCGTTAGGCACGTGCTTCATGCTGACTTTATCAAGTCCAAACTCTTTATCTATTTTATTTCTATCAAATAATTCTGTTATTTTCATAATTTTACCAAGTCAACAAGCCACATGGCTTCCCGTTGTAATATTTATCGATATTAGCAATTAGGGAGATTGATTGTTTACTGTGGTAAATCGTTTATTACGCGGTCGATTCTGCTGATTTCTGCTGTTAAGAACATGCGAACCATGGTAATACTACGTTCATCCTTGGCATAAAAGTAACTGCCGCCCCAACTCTTAGACCTACTAAGATCTCTAATACAACTCTTAGTCAACTTAACCTGTTCTGATTTAGCCGCCCACTTGATAAAGTTTTCGTGACTATGAGTGCTTTTACCCAATGTAACTTTGAATCCGTATTTGATTTTAGGTAAGAATACTGTATTTTTTTCTAACCTAGGGCTGATATCATTCCCAGGTTTAGATACGTACTTTACCCGTTCAGGATCTATATTGCTAACACTGACAATGTCATCAATGTTGTTTGAATATAAACTTATTAGCGGATGTTCAACTCTAATAGAAAAATCTTTTATTGTTGATAATCCGTGTTCTAATTTTAAACAGTATTCAAGATCGTCCTTGTTCCTAAGTTTACTCCATAGAGGAGTGTCTAAAGGTAAGGGCTTATTTTCAATCTCAAGTAATTTTTCACGAATGTACTCTAAATTAACTCCACGAAACCAACTGGCAACCGGACATACCAGTACAGATTTGTACTGGTATTTGTCCATAAACAATCGTTTAGTTTCCTTGAGTTGAATCTTCGAGTTCAGTTTCATGTTCTACAACTTGCACCTTTTGAGGTTTTACTTTTTTAGTTAAAGTAATTGCATCGTTTTCAACACCAATCAATAGCAACCCACCATCTTTCAAATCACCAAATAGCATCATGCGACTTAGTGGTCGTTTAATCAGTTGATCAATAGTACGTTGCAATGGTCTTGCGCCCATTTTGCTATCAAAGCCTTTCTTGATAAGCAAGTTAATTGCCTCGTTACTGATCTTGACTTTAATACCTTTGTCTTTGACTTGGATACTTAATTCACCAATGAACTTGTTGACAATTTTTACCATTGTTTCTTTGCCAAGTTTCTTAAATGTCACAACAGCATCTAAACGATTGCGGAACTCTGGAGCAAAGAATTTCTTAAGTTCTTTATCTTCATACTCTTGTTCCTGATCACCAAATCCAATTCTATTCTTCTCTGCGGCCTGTGCGCCAGCATTGGTAGTTAGAATAAGAACAATGTTTCTGCAATCTGCTTTCTTACCATTTGATCCAGTAACAAAACCGTTATCCATTAATTGCAACAAAATTGTACTAACATCTGGATGCGATTTTTCAACTTCGTCAAACAACAACACACAGTTGGGATTCTCTTGAATTTGTGTAATCAACAAGCCAGCATTTTCTTCAAAGCCGACATATCCTGGAGGACTACCGATCAGTTTACTTAGGCTGTGTTTTTCTTGATATTCACTCATATCAAAACGTAATAGCTTAACTCCAAGATGTTTGCTCAGTGCTTTGGCAGTTTCTGTCTTACCACAACCAGTTGGACCCATAAACACAAAACTACCAATGGGTTTGTTTTCAGGTTTAAGACCAGCTCTAGCAACCAGTATCTTATCCACTAGTTCTGTAATGGCTTCATTCTGACCGTACACTTCAGTTTGTAATTGATCTTCCAAGTTAGCAAGGTTGCCACTTTCAGTTTCTGCAATAGCTTCAGCGGGCATCTGTACCATTTGTGCAAGTTCATATTGGATCTCATTTTCACCAACAGTACGTTCATCTGAAAGTTTAATGTTAAAACGTGAACACGCACAGTCAATTAGGTCAATGGCCTTATCAGGTAATTTCTTATCACTTTGATATTTTACACTTAGCTTGACTGCTACATTCAATGCTTCATCTAAAATCTTAACTTTGTGATGTGTTTCGTAATACTTTTTAAGACCTTTAAGAATTTGCAGTGCAACTTCTGGACTTGGCTCATCAACAGTAATGCGTTGGAACCTACGCATTAATGCACGATCTTTTTCAAAGTACTTGCGGTATTCTTCCCACGTAGTGCTGGCAACCACTTTAATATTGCCCTTGCTCAGTGCTGGCTTCATCATGTTAGCAAGGTCATTGGCACTGTTGCCCGCACTGCCAGCACCACTAATCATGTGTGCTTCGTCAATAAAGAGAATAGTTTTGCCTTTCTTTTCAAGACCTTTTAACACTGCTTTGAATCTTTCTTCAAAGTCTCCACGATACTTACTGCCAGCAAGCATACTGCTAATGTCTAAATTGTAAACTGTGTAATCTTTTAAGAAGTCTGGAACTGCACCTTTAACAATGTTAAATGCCAATCCTTCTGCAATAGCAGTTTTACCAACACCCGGCTCACCAACTAGCATTACGTTATTCTTGTTTCTACGTCCCATTGCAAGTGCAATATTTTCAAGTTCACCAATACGGCCAATCACTGGATCTATTTTGTTCTTCTTTACTGCTTCATTTAAGTTGGTAGTAAATGCTTTTAATGCACGTTCGCTTTGAGTATCAGGCACTTCTTCTTCACCACTTTCCATTTCGTTGCTGAGATAATCAGAAAATTTGTCTTTATCAATTTCTGCTTGTTGAATATAATAACTGGCCCAACTACGCTTTTCACTCATGATAGCAAGGAAAACATCTGTAGGTTCAATTTGTTGACGACCATTAAACAACACCTGTGTAAACGCACGATTAAGTACACGTTCCACAGTCTGTGTCTTTTTGGGTTTCATAGTTTCTTGTACAACAATATCTGTTAGTTTTGTTTTTAGATAATGTTCTAAATTCTTTTTAATGTATTCTGGATCTGCCCCATAACCCTGCACACAATTGAAGAAGCTTTCTTCACATAGCATGGCAAATAGCAAATGCTCAATAGTCAAGTACTCGTGCTGTAGCTTTTTGGCTACATCAAGTGCCTTGTCAAAAACTAATTTTAAATTTTCACTTGGTTCTACCATTTTTTTCCTCTAGATAATACGTTGCTCTACTATGTATTTTACACTGATTTTTAATAATGTCAAGAGCTTGCGTTAAATTCATCTCTAATATTTTCTAATTTTGTTTTAATTTCATCATTGGTTATTGCTGGTATTGTTATGTTTACAATAATAATGAAATTACCTGTAGTTCTACGCTGTGCATTTTGAAACCCCATGCCCGCCGCTTGATACTCACCACCGTGTTCAATTCCAGGGCGTATGCTTATTTTTAAAGTTTTGTCATCAATTGTTTTAACTTTTTTGGTACAACCCAACATTGCTTCAAATGCATCAATGTTAACAACGGTGCAAATATCATCACCACGTTTATGATAGTTAATGTCTGGTTCAACCAGTACTGTGACATTTAAATGTCCTCGTTGTAGTTGAGGATAGGTATCATCGCCTAATCCATTGTAGCGGATAGTTTGTCCGTTTTCAATACCTATAGGAATAGTTATACCAACAGTTTGTCTTTTACCAGATGGCAATGTGTACGTTGCTTCTAGTTCTTTACCAACAAAACTATCACGTAGTGTAATTTGACAGCGTAGATTTAAATCTCTATTTTTTTGAATATGGCCGTGCTGTTGAAACCCAGCAAACCCTGGACCAAAACGAAACATGTTTCCAAACATTTCATTTAGATCGCCAAAGTTATTCATGTTGATTTGTGGACCACCCATTAACTGTTGGTCATATTGAGCACGTTTGTTCTCATCACTGAGCGTGTCGTATGCTACTGAAATATTTTTGAATGTGTCTGCATCACCGCCCCTATCTGGGTGATGTTTCATAGCCAAACTACGATATGCTTTTTTAATATCGTTTTGACTAGCGTCTTGTGAAACGCCAAGTGTATTGTAGTAGGTCATATATGTAATTATACATGACTATGACCTACTAGTCAACTAACTGATTATCAACCGATTGTTGGTCGCTTAATGCCCATCGATGCTCCTGATGGTTCTGCCGCAGTCTCTGACAATGCAAATGTACTAGTTGGCATTGCTGGAGTGCTTACTGCTGGCGTTGCAGGTGTGTTTCCAAAACTGCTTGCTGGTGCGCTTGCAACAGGCGTTGCCGCTCCAAACCCTGAACTACTACCAAAGCCTGTTGACACTGCTCCTCCTGCCGACGGTTGGCTAAATGTTGAAGGCATGCTCGCAAATCCTGATGCTGGTGGTTGTGCCCCGCCATTATTAGCTCCTCCTAGTTTTTCCTGTGTACGACCAAAAGCCGCAATACCTAGTACAGCACCCATTGCAATGTGGAATAGACCAGCACCTTGTAAGGTTAACGGATTCCATTGTGTAATAGGACTGTGCGTCATTGTTTGTAATAGACTCCATAAGACTGGAAATATAACCATGTCCATCATACAGACTACCATGTACATCCAGCCCATCATTGGACGCCATTTACTATTCATCCAATCTTCTTTTTTCTTTTCGCTCTCGCTTTTTACTTCTTCGCTCATTTTCCGCTCCTAGTTTATTTTAAAACCAAAGGAATAATCCATTGGCTGATAGTAATATTCCTATTCCTGCTACTACAAAACTTCCCCAGAACATGGCCATGCTAACTGCAAGAATACTTGCTGATAGCACAACGATTGCTAATTGATATGCAGTACTTGCGTATCCAATCCATGGACTGGATTTTTTAGCCTCTTCACGAGCGGCTTCCATTTCTCTTGCTTTAATGGCAATTTCTTTCTTGTCAACGTCCATGCGTTCTTTTTCTGCCAAGAACTCTGCTTTGACTTTTGGATCACTTGTTGTTTTGGCAGCAATTTCGTAGCTAACACCACGACTTGCTTTAGCTTGATACTGTGCCCAGGTATTGTTAGCACCTAATGTATTGTTTAATACTGTGCTGGATAGTTTGCCACCATGCCATGCGTTGACTGCTAGTAATAAGGCAAATACGGAAATAACCATACCTGCTTTGTCTTTTAATTTTGCTTCACGTTCGCTACGTGACCCAACTGGTGGCTTGGGTGCGTCCGGGTCCTTTGCTTGTTTAGTTACTAAATTTAATACTGAATCTATTAATGCCATTGCTCGCTCCTGCTTAATATAGTATTAGTATTTAATCAAAATCCAAATAAGTTTCGTTTAGGTTCTGTTAAAAACTTTTCTGCAATGCTGGCCCCTTTGGCCCGTATGTGCGGATCAGGACTATTTAACATGTCGTTGATTAGTGCGGCCTTGGCCATTTGTTCCATAGTTTTATCTCTGGATACAGATTTTTCCACGTCTGGGTTAGATGTAATAGCACATCCTGTTAGTAAAAAAGCCGCAATTACAATTATAATTTTCATTTAATGCTTTCGTAGATTTTCTTTTGGTCGTTATACCATTCTTGCCAGCCTTCAACTTTGGCAGCACATTCGTAATACAGACCATAATTTTGTACTACTACTCTTAACATTTCAGTAATAGCAACTTTATCGCCTTCTACTTTCTTTAAGTTTTCACATTTTTCAACTAATGCTTTAGGCACATCAGGAAACTTTTGTCTTACAGGTACAGTTGTAGAACACGCCACAAGGAAAAATACTAATAATGAAATAAGAAATACGGCTAATATTGATGGCAATCTCATTTCTTAGTCCCTTCCGCGGCTTTATTCATTTCCGCAGCCTGATTGTGTATATCAATTATTTCTTTAGGAACAGGACATTGTTCAATGTACTTGATAATTTCTTCTTTCTTTATAACTTCTCTGTCCAAATACTGTGTAATGTATTCAGTCTTGCCTTTAATAACTTTGGTTTTTTCAACGACTTTTTGCTCTATGACTGTATTTGTTTCTTGTGATTGTTTTTCAGCTATTGCAATTTTTGCTTCAACTTCGGCAACCTTTGCTCGCCAAGACATTTCAACATCATATCCGCCACGTAACCATACACCTAAAACTAGTAAAACAATTCCAATAGGTTGTAGGATTTTTACATAGTTTCCGTAGAATGGGATAAATTTTCCAATCCATCCAGCAAGTACTCCAGTTAGGCCAACAGCAATAATGGCCCAATAGACCCAATTTAAAACAGCATCAGGTATTAAACTTATTATCCATTGAAACTGCCACATTACGTTCTCTCCAATGCTACAGCATACCCGTTGTTTTCAAATACAAAAGTGTTGTCAATTTTTGTAATATTATACTCACCAATAAACTTTGTTAAGAATAAAATTTCACTTACATCTTTTGATTCCATTTTAAGTTTACCTGGAATCTTATTATACACTTCTTCTTTAATACCAAAGTCTTTTATTTTCATTTTAATAGACTCTGAAAACATTTTTTCAAATCTAATGTCGTCTTCTAATACATCAATATTTTCAATAAAACTTCTATTAAAGAAATTTGAGAAATTGTTCATTTCGTTGTTGGCCACACGATCTTCGTACTCGCCAGTGTTTGTTGGAATAGCTTGAGCCAATGTTTCTTCATCAGCTGGCAAACTTTTAAAACTCTTATAGTATCTAAATTTAAATCTTTCTAATCCAGTTAGTCTAGCAACGCCATCAACTAACTGCATAATTTGTTTGGGAACATGTCTATTACGTTCCATTTCAACAAACACTTTGTGCTTGCCGTTGCTGGTTGGTCCACTGGTTGAATCGGCATCTAAAATAAACTCGTAACCCATTTCTAAAAATCTAGCAAGGTCATCTGCTGGTGCTTTATCATCCACAGTAAAACTTAAAACAACCATGTCGCCATCTTCACCGATTTTAGACTTATAACTGTCAATGTCAAATACGTGACTCACAAGGTATTTTAAATCACCTGCTTGAAGTTCTTCGTTTAAGTGATGCATTATACTGGTGCTCCACCTGCTGGGGGTGCTGCCGGAGCCGCTGTTGGTGCTGCCGGAGCCGCTGTTGGTGCTGCCGCCCCACCTGCGCCTGCTTCTTTCTTAGTAGGCTCTTTACTTTGTCTTTCTTCTCTAATACGGTCCATGTATCCGTTAAAAATATCAAACACTAATTTCTTAGGCATCATAATACCAACTACCCAGACTGGCTTAGTATCTAACTTACCTTTCTTTGTTCCTGGACGTAGGTCATCTGGGTCACGTATTTTTCTAGGTTCAACAATGTTTGTTTTTTCGTAATGTACTTTACAACCTAAGTCTGTTAATCTTTTTGCCGCATCTGGATCAGGCATTTTATCATAAGGCCACATGAACTCGGCAGTTACCCAATGTCTGTCAACTTTTGGCCCGCTTGCTAGTTCACCGTCCTTCCAATTTTTATATACGTACATATCCATTTCATCCATAACTCTTTCAAAATCTTTTAAGATTGCCAAGCTGGAATTGTTAGTGTATATGCTCTGTACGTTTTTGATGACTTCTAAAATATCACGCATGGAATAGGTCCTGTATTAATACTCAGTTATTTAGCTTGAAAAAGTCTATGTAGTATATGTTTACTTTTTGTTCAAAACGTTAAATATCTTTGTAGGACGAACGGTAGTTATCGGGCGGTCACTACAGTCGTTCTACATTCCCCAATGTAGGAGACATTAAACAATGAGTAAGCAAAGAGTGAAAAAACGTTTTACGTCAGAAGTTAACGTGTTAGATTTTCAATCATATCTTCCGCAAAAAAAGCAGAGAGTAAGTCTGTATGCGAGAAGCCCCAACCAGCAAACATACCTTCAAAAGTTACAAGATGAAACCAAAAGTATTGTCTTGGCTATTGGCCCAGCCGGCACGGGTAAAACCATGCTAGCCGTGCAAAATGGTATCAAGCAGTTTCAGGAAGGTTTAGTTGATAAAATCATTGTTACAAGACCCGCCGTTTCTGTAGACGAGGATCTAGGATTTTTACCAGGTACGCTAAATGAAAAAATGGCACCCTGGACAAGACCTATATTCGACGTACTAGGAGAGTATTATCAAACCAAAGACATCGCTAAGATGTTAGAAGAAGGAGTGATAGAAATAAGTCCACTAGCTTACATGCGTGGACGCACATTTAAGAATGCCTATATTATTGCAGATGAAATGCAAAATGCCACAGTTAATCAAATGAAAATGCTACTGACTCGATTGGGAGAAGGGTCTAAGATGGTAGTGACAGGAGATTTGGCGCAAGCAGATCGTGTCAATGACAATGGATTAGTAAACTTTTGCGGGTTGTTAACTAGCAAAACACTAAAACATATTGACATAGTGCAATTTGACCACAAAGATATTGAACGTCACAACGCAGTCAAGGAGGTGTTATCGCTGTACGGTGATTAAACCAACGTCAAAGGGATAGGGGTGTCGTTGCCCCTATTTTTGACAAAGAAAGGATGTAAAACACCAGTCTGCATCAAATACATTAACTTGACTGAACCCAATGGTCTTTAATGTATTCAAGTACCATTCTACGGAATTTATATACATTACTCCATTTAAAGATTCTGCCTTAGCAATGATATCTTTATCACTTACACCATTTGTTCGTTTTGTATCATGATAAAAATCTAAAACTGTATTTTGATTTGCTGTTTTATCAGATAAAATAAGAAATCCAGATTCTGATAAATTACGATAAATGTTTTGTAGATACAACTCTTTATTTTCTATGAAATGTAAAGTCCAGTTGCATAAAACAACATCAAACGGGTTGTCTGGAAATTTATCATTGTGAATATATTTTGCAATGGTATAATCACACTGTTTTAACATGTCATAACTAGATTCAACTCCAGTTAAATTATTGAACCCTGCATTATGTAATCTTTGTAATGTTTCTCCAGTAGCACACCCCACATCAATAATAGAATCATTTTTATTACATAGTTTTTGACAAACACTAATAGACTTGTCAATTACTCGATCATAATTGGGTATATGTTGTCTAACGTGAGTCTTGTATATGTTAGACACTGTCTCGTCAAATATCCATTTTTTTATCATATAATTTCAAATACCACTCTTATTTCTCCATCATGACTTGGGAGATTCTTTATAACATCTAGTTCTACATCTAACGCAATTATTTTTATATATTCTTGAGACAGTATAACTTTTTTTACATATTCTGTTAACTCAGGCATTGAGTATCGTGTTAAATTATTACTAATAAACCAATCATCTGGTGTGCTTATTAGTGGAGAAATAGCCGGAATTGAAAAATACCCTCGCCCCCCAACAGAAATAATTGATGAAAATTCTTTAATACTATCAGCTAAATTTTCAAATGTGATATGAGTTTCTTTTCCTGTAATTGGATCTTTATTCATTGATGCAGACATATTAATTGAAAATGCCGACTCAAACTTTCTATAATTTTTACTTACAAAATCTGTGTTAAAGTCTTCTTGACGGTGAGCATATTTGCTAGTATTATCAATGCCAACAATGTTTGTAATATATCTACTCCAAACATTCCACCCGCAGCCAATGTCATAAATTACTTTGGGATTTTTTTCTTGTAAAAATTGTAAGTAATAAAATGAAACAATTGATAGTGTAGTTTGTTTTCCTACAGATGATATTGTTCTAGATCCTAACAATTCTCTACAAGTACTTGCGTGACTATGTGCCACTAATAATATAGAAGGATAGTGCGTATTAGTACAAGTAATTATGTCAAAATCTTTTGACACTTGTTGTCCTAAAGGAGTTGCTAAGAACTCTTCTCGAAATTTGTTATAATCAATTTTATGCATTAATTTTTTTTATTTCAACTCCTGAGCGTTCAAGAAACGTGACGCCACTAGTATCCCTATAACTGTTCCTATATAGAACACTGCTAATACCACTTTGGTATATAAGTTTGGCACAGTCCAAACATGGAGCATGGGTAATAAACATAGTAGCACCCATACCAGATTCGTTAGACTTAGCAAGTTTTGCAATCGCATTTGTTTCTGCATGTAGTACCTCTGGTTTAGTTTTTAATGTATAATCGCCGTCTTGTGTCCAAACTTTGTCTTCACAATCGTTATCCCATCCACTGGGCATACCGTTGTAGCCAATACTAATAATTCTATCATCCTTGACCACAATAGCACCTACATGAAGTCTACGTGCTGAACTTAATTGTGCAAAGCGTTCAGCAACATCCATGTATGCATCTATAAATTTATCTTTCATGTATCTCCATCCAAGTATGGTCGCCCATGTATTTTACTTTTGTTTGATAAACATAGTCAGTTGGTGGACCACTGCTCCAATCTGTTGGGCCATGGTGTGTCAATATCATTTGTTGTTTTCTACTATCCCAAGCTAACCAATAACATTGTCCCATCACAATTTGAAATTGATATTCAGCGGCATGAACAGCATCAGTTACATCTAATCTGCGTTTGATATCATCTGCTTGTTTTTGTAAAACAGTCACAAGTTCCATAATACGATCATATTCCTGCTGGGCATACATCCTAGCATGGTTGATCATTATATCTTTTTGTTTGGTAACTGGAATTAAATCAAACTTAGGTCCGCCAGCTTCTGTAGGATACGGAGTTACATTCCTATTAAAAAACGGAATTATACTGCCGTCTACATTTGCATCAAAACTATTTCTACCTTTGGCAACATTAGATTTTTCTTCGTCCATTATTCTTCTAACAGTTTTAACTTATCAGGTTTGTCTTTCCATTCATCAGCATCGGGCAACGCTGATTTTTTCTTTGTTATGACCGGCCAAGTTTTACTTAAACGTCCGTTAAGTTCAGTCCAAAATACTGTATTAGTATTTACATCATTGTCTGGCACAATGGCGTCAATAGGGCATTCTGGAACGCATACTCCGCAATCAATACATTCGTCTGGATTAATTACTAAAAAATTCGGACCTTCATAAAAGCAATCAACGGGACACACTTCAACGCAATCAGTGTGTTTGCATTTGATGCAATTTTCAGTCACTAGATAAGTCATAGATGTGATAACCTAATCAAAGTTGCCGCCAAGTTAATTTCTGCATCGCTAACCAATGTGTGGTCAACTAGTCCTTGTTTAATAATCAAAACTGCTTTCTCTTGTTTTGCATCATCGCCAAACAACTCAATGTTATCATACAACCAGCGATAGATATCTTCCATTTCTTCTGGTCGTGCTTGACTACATACCAACTTACGTGCTTCGCTAATCTTACCAGCTTTAAACAATCCCACCATTTCAATTTTATAATCAGCCTCTCCAGTATCACCTTTTTCTGGAGTATGTAATTTACCATCCATACTGTTCATTTGAACTGTGTTAATACACTTACGCAAATCTGGATATGTTGCTTTGACAAATGTATCTAGAGTATCTAAATCAAACTCAATATTTTCTTCTACAAGGATAGTTGCAACACGGGCAGTAAATTCTGTAAGGTCAACCTTTTCTATGTGAAATCCTTGACAGCGACTGTGTAGCGCAGGAATAATTCTGTTGGGATAGTTACACGTAAGAATAAAGCGAGAAGTGTGATGATACTCTTCCATAACACCACGCAACGCCGCTTGTGCGTTTGGACTTAGATAATCAGCCTCATCAAGTAGTACAACTTTAAAATCACCAAATGGAATCATTTGTATAAAGTTGATAATTTTATCTCTAACTGTGTCAACATTATTTTCTCGACTGGCATTAATTTCTAAAATATCAAGGTCATTAATTTCCAATTGATTAAACAGTATTTTTGCCAGTGTAGTTTTTCCAATACCAGCACTGCCACTAAACAGCAAATGGGGAATAGTTCCGTCTTTGATCCATTTTTCAATTTGATGTTTTTGATGTGTATCTCTAAACACATAGCCGTCTATAGTATTAGGACGATATTTTTCTACCCATAGTTCTTTCATTTTATTTCCTAAA